TTGATATCTATTTTCTGTTTCTATTTCTCGTAGCTGACGTCTTTCGTCCATGCGAGCAGATCTTTCATTATCTGCATTAATACCAAGCTGATTATAAAATATATCTTCAGACTTTTGATACATACGATCATTTAGATCTTGCTCTCTGTCACGTATCTGTAAATTGTAATTATAGGTACGTAAGTTTTGTGCATCTTTATGTGCTGCAATCAGACCTTCTTGTCTAGCTTTCTCTTCTATTTCTTGTACAGCATAGTTACGTTTAGCAATAGCTGACTGCTTTGCCATTTCCCATGCTTCTGTATCGTATTGATACTGGGCTTCGGTTGCAGCATTTTGTGTCTCAGCAGCACCTCTGGCTGCTTGTTCTTGCTTTCTTCCACCATATACTTGTAAACCAAGCCCGACTATTGGGGCTATAAATTGTAGCATTATGTCCTCCTGTAAAATCTAGGTGAGTATATTCCTTCCCACATCATAGAGTTTAGAGAGACAGGGAACGGTGAATCGTTAAATAACCGTAGTGTAAAGTTATCTGTTTTCTGGTGTATAGGTAATGTAAATACAGTCTGATCTGACACAGCAATATCATTAGCTAGATAGTTGTCAGCATTAATAACAGGGTTTAGACTGTACCATTCATCAAGATATATAAGTATCTTTACACCGTTACCCGGTGCAGAGTTAAATGTAATCTTAGGTACAACACCACTTGTAGTATCTACAGTAAATGCTGTAGTTACCACGTTATCTAACTTGACTTTAATCTGGTCATCATCTACATAACTTAGGTCTTCATCTATCCAGTTATATACTGTAGTAGATCCATCACCTGTGTACTCACGTTTACCTTGACGTATACCTTTAGACTTTAGTTTAAAACCCATAACTCCTGACAATCCTACAGCAAACTTCATACGAGCTATTGTAAGATTAGCAGTAAAGTCACTACGCTTCATTTCTTGATCTATTTTATAATAAGTCTTAGGTAATATAACATCAAAGTCAAACTTAAATCCTACAATAACATCACTCGCTATAACATCACTTGCCACACTTGTCAAGTTTTTAAATGGTACTTTAAAATATGTGTTACCACTTTCTACTACACGCTCTGGAGATATAGTAAATCCAGATTCAATAAACTGACCTGTAGCTGTAGTACCTTTAATTACTATCACAGGTGTCAGGTTAGTAGCATCGTTGTATGGTATAAAACATTTACTAAAGTTACCAGCTGTGTCAAATGTAACAGAGCTAGCTGTAGCATATAAGTCTATACATGGATTTAGTCTTTGACCATCATTGTTAACAATAATAGCGTCGTCAGGACTCTGACTCAAGCTAGCTTTGCTAAGTGTAAACTGTCCACCCTGTTTTGTTACAGCAAAAAATTCGTCAGAATCTGCTGCTATAGTTTGTACATTACCGGGTGCAAGCCAGTTAAACCATGTCTGTAACTTGACGTCTTTACCTTCTGTATACTGTCTAAAGAAATATATGTATCTTGTACTTTGTCCTGAGAACGCAATAAACTGGTTCTGAGCACTCGAGATTAATGTATCGACTGATGATGGTATCCATTCGTTTACAACTCTACCGATGTCAGCTACCTGTGGGTTTTCGTTTTCTCCACGTGTAACCATCGCAAAGACACGAGTATAACTAGGTGTCTTACTGATAAAGTTAATTGTAGTACCAGTATCAACAGGGTCAATAATCGTATCCATTTCATAGTTAGCTATGGTACGTATAACTGTTTTAGCTGGTGTAAGTATACCGTCAGCAGATCCCATAAGAAACTGTTGGTTAGCACTAAATAGTACAAGACCCTGAGTAGATGGTATTACACTATGAAGTGCAACCGGCTTAACTGTACTAGCACTAAGATCAATAGGATCTGAGTCTGTAATAGTCTGTGCAGATGTATGATAGAAGTTAAAAAACTCAGCTGACTGACTCATGGATACTGTGTCACCAGATAAGAAACCTAGTCTATTGTTATGGAAAAAAGACTGAGTTATTTTATTATTAACAAATGATGGGTGTGAGTTAGTTTCATCATCACCTACAGCACGTGCATCATATGTTATACGTTCAAAAACAAAGGTATTAACTGCACTATTTCTTAACTGGTGTGGCATAGTAGCAGCATCTAATCCTGTAGATGTATCTGGAGCTACTGTTTCTTCATAATAACCGGGACCAGATGTACCGTTGTTAGCTACATATTTTAAAAAGTATGCTGATGTGAGTGCACCACTGTTAACAACTTTAACAACATGATTATGTACTGACTCGCTAGGTAGCTCATCTAATGTAGCAACCTGATCTTGAAATACATTTAACTGATTAGCAAATGGTCCAGCTTTACCACTAAGTGTAAATGAAGCATTACGTGTTAAACGTATGCTATCTTTTAATTTAGTTGTTGTAAGTCCTGATATATTTAAACCATCTATACGACTCTTAAGTTCTGTTAACACTTGATCGTATGTTGTAGTGCCACCTGATGTGTATGCTGAAATAGATTGTCCAGCTACAGTTACCTCGTATGTTGTGTTAAGTGATGTACCTGTAATTCTGATTGTACCTTGTCTATTCGCATTAAATGTAGGAGCAGCTAAGGCATTTACGGTTGAAGTTTTGTTTGTAATTATAGACTTATCTTGTATCGTCAGTATGTCATAATCTGTACGTGCTCCTGTAAGGTACGCCTGTGCCCCTGTACCGTACGTTACGTTAGCTGGAGCAAAGGTTACAGCATTCCATATAGCAATAGTTCCTAAGACCGCAGGGGAAGCGGACATATTTGCTGGTGTAATACACCCTATGTATTTTTCTGTTTCAGTTCTTGATATAAAGAACCACTTTGAGTTGTCATATGTAGTGCCAGTACCTAGATTACCGATCCACTGAAACCCCGGTCTTTTTGTAAGACCGAAGGTTGGATCAGGATAGCCGTTGATACACTCCTCGACTTGACCGGGAAGTTTCTTATCATCAGATTGTCTAGATACTCCACCAAGATAATCGTCAACTCGCTGAGTAACTGCTGGCATTATCGTTGTAAAGCGTGAAATGGTTGATAGCTTTGATAGTAGTTTTGTGAATCTTGTGGATGTCCAAACATGGTGAACTGTCCCTGTGATGTTTCATACTCCATAGCCAAAGCTCTTTGTTGTACTTCTTGTTGTTGTAGGCGTTTGTACTGGTCGTCGTCTCCTACAATTCTACCAGATACAATCGTAGCAGCTCTAGATGTTATGTAGTTACGTATCGGTTCTGGTAAATCTATAAAGTCAAACTCCCATATTATATCACATTCGAGTTCTTCAACATCCCATGTAAATGTATGGTTTTGTCTGTCGTATAATTTACCTGATCTTCTCACAGCACTGAATGTCATGTTTTGTGAGTTTTCTGATAACTTAATTTGTATTATGTTATTTGGTATAACAATTTGTTTGTCAGTATTTGTTGGTATTTTGTAGTGGTACTCCTTGTTGAAAGTCCATCCTTCAGATTGTACCTCTCGTGACACCTGTAATAGGGTAGCATAGGCAATCGCAACTTCCGGGTTGGTTTGGTCTAGTGTAGTTACAGGAGCCTGACCACAGGATGTAAGTATTTGATTTATAGCTGGTAATTCTTCAGCAGCATTTGTGGTTGGAAAAGGCATAATAAAAAAGGGGAGCCGAAGCTCCCGTATAAAAAATAAAAATTAAGCGTTAGCTGGGTATGTTGTACCGAATGCAGCGTTACCTGTAGATCCGACAGCAGCACCAGCGATTAACTCAACGCAAGCAGCAGGGTTTAAGAAGTCTGCTCCCATTGCGAGTCTACCTAGGATTACATCACCTTGGTATACTACGGATACATCTCCAGATGTGATCTGAACTTGTGGTCCGATTGACTCTACAACACCGGCTCCTTCCTTTTGGAAGATAAGTCCGCAGCTGTTAGCGAAGTCAGAAGCGTTACCGTAGTTGTTGTTGATACCAGTTACAGAAGCTCTACCGTCTTCAGC